GCCAGAATGCCGATGTAGATAACTACATCAGGCAGACCAGGTCAAACATCATGGACGTGGAAAGCGCCATCATCGAGCTAACCGCCAAGGCCATCAGGTATGAGCTGGAGGACAAGCTTGTCTACGGCGATAATTCCGGCACCCCCAACCAGTTTGACGGGCTGATCAAGCTCATCGCTACCGGAACCGCCAGCGACCAGCTCGTCGCCGCAGGCGCAACCGGCGCCACATTGACTCTTGCCATGCTGGACTCGCTCATCGATGCGGTCAAGGGCGGCAAGCCCGATTTGCTGATGATGAGCCGCAGGTCCCGCAGGAAGATCGCCGCCCTGGCCAGGGCTGCCGGCAATAACCTCGAAGTCGGCAAAGGACTGCTGGGAGAGTTCGTGCAGTTCTATAACGGCATCCCGATATCGATATCGGATCTCATCAAGGATACCCACGTCGTCAGCGGCTCGGTCGAAACCGGTGTTTTCACCGGCTCCACCAACAGCACCATCTACGGCGTGTCTTTCGGTGAAGATGGCGTGTGCGGTCTTACCGGCCCAGGCGGGCTGCAGATCGTCCCTATCGGCGATATGGAAACCAAGGACGCCAAGCGCACCCGCATCAAGATGTACTGCTCGCTGGCCCTTTTCAGCAATGTTAAGGCCGCAGCTCTCATCGGCGTGCAGGACTAAATAAAAAGGAGAAATTCTAAATCCTAAACACTAAATCCTAAATAAACTCAAAACCCGAAGCTCAAATGTTTTGGATTTTGAACTTTGTATTTGTTTGGAGCTTAGAAATTAGAGTTTAGAATTTAAAACTCCGAAGGAGTTTTGTTATGGCATTTGCAGATCCATTGAAAGGAAGACACGTTATCGTCGGGCCAGGTCCCGAGGCCGCTATGGTCACCGTGGCCGAGGCCGTCAAAGAGGGCGATATTCTGGGTTATAGCTCCGGTTGGAAACGGGCGCTGGCTACCGTCAGCGGCGTTATCCAGGGCAGGCTTGTAGCCTTGAAAGATGCCCCCAGCGGCGGCTTGTGCCCGGTCGCTACCCATTGCGTGGTAGACGGTTATTCCGGGGCCACCGTGGGCAATCCCGTTTATGTCGATGAAGGCACCAATAATGGCGGTGTGACGCAGACAATCCCATCCACCACCAATGATGCCACTACCGTGATCGGCATAGCCCTATCGGCAACGGCAATCCAGTTTTTCCTTGATAGCCGTGTCGATGCCCTGTCAGCCTAAGCCTTTAAAGGAGTAGTGCGCCTTTAAGGGACACCTCCATGCTATAAGGTGGCGGCGGCCCGACACCGCCGCCACCGCTTAAAAGAGATGAAAATGCAAGGCGTTGAAGAGGGGCGTCAGCCCCTCTTAGTAAAAAATAATCACCCCCTGCGTGCAACAAGGAAAAAGGCGTTGAAGAGGGAACCTGGTCCCTCTTAGAAAAAAATGGTCACCCCCTATGTGCAACAAGGAAAAAGGTGTTGAAGAGGGAACCTGTTCCCTCTTAGAAAAAAATGGTCTCCCCTTCCCTTAAGGGAAGGGGCCAGGGGATGGGTGATAAATCAATGACAACAATAACCACAATCAGGGCTTTAGTCCGCAGGGACTTGAAAGATGAGGACAACGCTAACTATCGCTGGACGGACGACGAGATTGACCGGGCCATCGATAAGGCCGTGCTCGAATATTCCGAGTATTGCCCCCTGCAGGTTATGAACGTCCTGGACACTGTCGACGACGACAACACCGTGGATATCTCCACCTTGATCGACCGCATTGACGTTTTACGTGTGGAGCATCCGGTAATCGACCAGCCTTACGAGTCGCACCGGTTTTCTGTGTGGCTTGATTTGCTCACCTTCCTGGACGGCTATTTCGGGGATGGAACAAATTGCAATGTCTATTGGCTGAAAAAGCACAGCATCGGCGCATCCAGTTCTACCATCCCCACGGCGCATGAGCACATCATTGCGCTGGGAGCGGCGGCTTTCGCCATCAGCTCACAGGCTCAGTATTCGGTTACTCAGCTTTTTGGAGGCCAGAAGGTCAGCCAGGATTATACCGTCTGGGCCAAAACTACTTTTGCGCAGTTCTATGCGACGCTGGATCGCATCAAAGGTTACAACCCCAAGAAATTGAAAACGGGCGGCTTAGTGCCCGAGGAATAAAAATGAAAATCCTAAATTCTAAATACTAAACAAATACCAAGCTCAAATCTCAAATAATTTGTATTTTGTGTTTTGAACTTGTTTAGAACTTAGATTTTGGAGTTTAGGGTTTATCGATAAGGAGATTCGATTGAAGAAAAAGTTAAACGATTCCGTCAAAGCAGAAACGCCTTTAAAGGATGGTTTGCCCTGGCAGGGCTTCGCCATCGTTCCGGATAAGCAGGACCAGGCCGGTTGGCAGCTCCCCCACCATACCAGGGAAGTGAAGCGGGCGGCCATCGGCAAGGTCGGCTATGAGCATACGGTTGACTGGCTGCTGCTGGAAAAGGCCGTCATGCTTTTGTCTCGCTTCGGCGATGAGGGTAAGCGGGTAACCGCCGACCCCGAGCTCATCATCCAGGGCGCCAGGCATTTGGCCGGCCATTATAAGAAAGCCGGCCGCTGTGTCCCCGACGCCCTTTGTGTTCTGATATGATCGTTTATCCACGTCATTGCGAGGAACGATTTAGACACGTCGTGGAGAGGAGCACCATTAAAACACGTCATTGCGAGGAGCCCGCAGGGCGACGTGGCAATCTTTTGGCATTGCTTCATGCCCCATGCCTTCGAATCAAAGGATTGCCACGCTTCGCTCGCAATGACCTAATAAAGCTATCGCTCGCAATGACATGCGGAAAAAATAAATAAATGAAAGGAGAGAAAAAACAAATGGATACTTCCACCCCACTGGACGGTTACAAGAAAATCTCCGTTACCATCTTCACCACCCTCTTGACGATCATCCTGTTTTTCGTCAAGGACCCGGCGCATGCCGACACACTGGCGCAGTTCTGGAGCAGCGTAATCATTCCCATGGTGCCGGTCATAGTCGGCATGGTCTATACCGTGGTGCAGGGCAGCGTCGACAAGGAGAAGGCCATATCGGCCGGTGTAGCGGCCGCAGCTCCCCCGGCCCCGGCTCCCACTTCGGACGCATCCCCAAAAGCTGATAGTGCTTCGGTTGTGCAGCCTGCCGTAGCACAGACCGCCCAGGCTGCCGATGTTGAGGTTTACACGCCGGTTGACCTCGACAAATACGAGGCGGCGGCAGAGGAAGGCATACGCAAGGACGGCCAGACGGTCACCCCGTTGACCAGGGCCTATTACTTCTGGCCCGCCATTGCCCACTTCGACCTGCGCCCCATCCCCCGCCAGTACCGCATAAGCGAAGGGAAGCGCCTGGTCGACAAGGGCATAGTCCTCTTCGTCGATGCTTTCAAGTTTTATTCCAAGCTCGATAATCCGCCCTCGCCGGCGCAGGCAGCCAACCTTAACAGCTATATGCTGGAATTGCGCAGGGCTTACGAGCAGAAGAATAACTTGACCTGCACCGATTCGACCTTCGAGAACCTGCGCAGCATGGTGACGTACTTCAATGACCTGTATACGGCCTCGGATGGTTTAGCCCAGCTCATGGGTAAGCCCATTGATTGGAGCATCTACGGCTCCGGTTTCGTTGGCCCGACGCAGGTCGGTTGGGACTTCGCCAAGCTTTTGTAAGTTTTGATCATGGAGCCGCCAGGGTCCTGACGGCTCCCTTTATAACTCCATGAATCCAAAAATGTCATTGTCAGGAGCCGATTTAACCATGTCATTGCGAGGAGCCCGCAGGGCGACGTGGCAATCTCATGGCATTGGGTCAGGGCAGGTGTCTTCGATCAAAGGATTGCTTCGCTTCGCTCGCAATTACATCGGTAAAGGGAAAATATGAGAGCACTTTCTCCCGCTCTTCTAGCCGAGCAGATTAAGGCCAGCCGTAAGCCCCTGGTCAAGCTGGAGGTTGCCCCCTACGGCCATCCGGCCGCCGTGGCAGCCACCGAGCTGCAGTGGCAGGATTTCGTCTGGGAGCGGCTAACCTCGATATCGGATGCCACCGCCTCAATCTTCCACGGGTTGGCCGTGCCAGGTGACGGCTCGGTCTGCCGGCTGCGCAATGTTGCCGGCACTCTTTATTACCAGCGTGTCGCTTCACCATCTGTTAATTCCGACTGGTCAACCTGGGTGTCAAATTTTGGTTCAGTGGTTGCCGGCCCTATTTCCATCACCGCCCAGGGCGCCAATGTCGTGGCCTTCGGCAGCGATGGTACTAACCTCTACCGAAAGGAAAGCTCGGACTATGGGGCTACCTGGGGAAGCTGGATTAAAATGTCTAGCGCCCGCCCCTGTGAAAGGGGATGCTCGGCGGCTTTCAAGGCTAACGGTGACCTTGCCGTAGTGCATGCCAGCGACGTCAACGATCCGACTTCGCTTTATATCCAGAAAAGGGTAGGCGGAACATGGACAACCGGCGGCGGCCAGATAGCTGGTGATCATCCGGTGTCGGCGCTGGCCCTGTACCACGATGGTGACTGGAATATCTTAGCCCTCATGCTGGATGGGACTTATATCAGGTTAGCCAGGGGCATCTAT